GGCATCTACCGTTCATCCGAAATTCTGCCAAGTGATTCGTACGTCCAGACGCTACTGGACGTAAGCAGACAAAGCCTTCTGCGCACGCATGATAAGCCCCTGTTTTGACTACGAAAACACGCCTATGTTATGGGCCTGACAACCCCATTCCGTAGGACTTTTCTGAATGAAACTTCACGAACTGCGCGAGAAGCGCACCGCCGCCGTCGAGGCTATGCGTACCCTGGTGGAAACCGCTTCCGCTGCTGGCCGTGACCTGACTGCCGATGAGTCCGGCAAGTTTGAGACCTTCAAGACCGAGGAGCGCTCTCTGGCTGACCAGATCAAGCGCCATGAGCATCTGACCGATCTGGAAAAACGTACCGCTGGCCCGGAGAGCAACGACACCGCCGAGCACCTGGAACAGCGCGTTAGCGTTATTCGTGTCCTGCGTGCGCAGATGGAAGGCCGCCAAGTGGACGGCGCCGAGCGCGAGTACACCCAGGAAACCGAACGCCGCACCGGTCGCAAGGCCGAGGGCGCATTCGTTCCGTTTGCCGCCCTGGAGCGCCGCGCCAACACCACCACGACCGCGCCCGAGCTGGTGGGCACCGACCACCGAGCAGACTTGTATATCGGCCCGTTGCGTGAGGCACTGCTGGCGCGTTCGCTGGGCATTCGCACGCTGACCGGCCTTGTTGGCAATGTGAGCATTCCGAAGTACGGCAGCGGTCTGGAAACCGGTTGGGTCACTGAGGGCCAGCCCGTGCCCGAGGGCCAAATGTCGTTCGACGGCGTGACCCTGACGCCCAAACACGTTGGCGGCAAAACCGAAATGAGCCGCCAACTGATTCAGCAATCGTCGCCAGGCATCGAGCAGTTGGTGCGTGAAGACCTGGCATTCCTGATCGCCAAGCAGATCGACCGCGCCATAATCACCGGCAGCGGTGCCGCTGGTGAACCGCTGGGCGTGCTGAATACTCCCGGCGTCCAGACCGCCGCCTTACCCGACACGTGGGCCGAAGTGCTGGCTCTGCTGGAAAAGCTGGATGACGTGAACATCACTAACGCCCGCTGGCTGACCACCGCCGCCATTCGCACCCTGCTGGGTAGCACCGAGAAGGTGACCGGATCGGGTAGCGGCTTCCTGTACGACAACGGAAGTCTGGCGAACCTGGCACTGGCAGCGTCGAAGAACGTACCGGCAGGCAAGCTGATCTTGGGCGACTGGAGCCAAGTGATGCTGGGCGTCTGGTCCGAGGTAGACATTTTGGTGAACCCATACGCTGAACCCGCCTACAGCCGTGGCGGTGTGCAGGTCCGTGCGATGGCCACCGTTGATACGGCTGTACGCCATCCCGAAGGCTTCGTAGTCGCGAGCGCATCGTAATGGAACGCCGAGCAGCCGCAAGCCTTGAGCAAAAGGGCCGGACGCTGTTCGGCTACGCCGCACGCTTCGGGGACCGTACCGCCATTGGTGGGTTCTCCGAGGTGATCCAGCCGGGTGCCTTTCGACGCACCCTTGCAGCGCCAGCCGCCGCCAGCATCCGCGCTCTCTATGAACACGGTGATGCCGCCTTACTGGGCCGTGTCGGAGCTGGAACGCTGCGTCTTTCCGAGGATGACGTGGGGCTGGCGTTCGAGCTGGATCTACCCGACACCACACTGGGCCGCGATTTGGCCGAACTGGTGAAGCGTGGCGACGTGGACGGATGCTCGTTCGGGTTCTTGCCGGTGAAGGAAGAGTGGCAAGGAGAACTGCGCAGTTTGCAGGATGTGGACCTGTTCGAAATCACGCTGACCAGCAATCCCGCGTACCCCAGCACCACCGTATCGGTGCGCAACGGCAAGCAGAAACACAGCCTGGCCAACGCCCGCCGTTACCTTGAATTTCTGGAGTGCATCCGGTGAAAAAGCTGTTCCGCCTGTTCACCCGCTCCGACAACAGCACACCGGCATACGACCGGTACTTCGACCAATTCAGCCAGGCGAGCAGTTCGGCTGGCGTGAACGTGACCGCGCAGTCGGCTGAGAGCATCAGCGCGGTTTACGGTTGCGTCAGCGCCATTGCCGAGACGGTCGCAAGCCTACCGTTCGACGTGTTCCGCCACTCCGAAGAGGGACGCGAAAAGGCCCGCAGCCATCCGCTGTATTCGCTGCTGCATGACGCTCCGAACGATTGGCAAACCGCCCTCGAATTCCGGGAGCAGTTGCAACGTCACGTCCTGTTGCGTGGGAACGGTTACGCCCGTATCCGCTGGAACGGCGCCGGTCGGGTGCAAGCTCTTGAGCCGGTCCACCCTGACGGCGTTTCGATTCTGCGCAGCCCCGTATCCGAACGCCTGATCTACGAATACACCGACCGCCACGGGAAACTGCAGCGCCTGACTGCTGATGAAATGCTGCACCTGCGATTTCACAGTGATGACGGTGTGCTGGGGCGCAGCCCCATTCAGGTAGCCCGTGACACCCTAGGCCTGGCTCTCGCTGAGCGCACCCATGGGGCCAAGATGTTCGAGCAGGGCACGAAGCTGTCGGGCGTGATCGAGACCCAAGCAGGCACGACCAAGCAGCAGGCCGGGGAGATTCGCGAGAGTTGGGCAGTGGGTCAGGCTGGCGTGGGCAACCATGGCAAGACTGCGGTACTGCCACAGGGCGCCACATTCAAGACTGTGAGCATGACTCTTGAGGACAGCGAATGGATCGAGGCCCGCAAGCTGTCGGTGATCGAGGTATGCCGTTTGTTCCGTTGCCCACCTGTGATTGTGCAGAGCATGGAGTCTGCCAACTACAGCAACAGCGTGGAATTGGCCCGTCAGTTCATCACCCTCACACTGCGCCGACACCTGGTCATGTGGGAGCAGGCCGTCAACCGCACCATGCTGACCAGTGGTTTCTTCTGTGAGCACAACGTGGAAGGTCTGCTGCGTGGCGATAGCGTCACCCGCGCCCAGTTCTACCAGCGCGGCATTGAGGACCATTGGTTACTGCCGTCAGAGGTGCGACTGATGGAAAACCTACCCAAAGTTGAGGGTATCGATGATGTCCAAGCGACCCCGTCTCAAGATGCTGCAACCCCGAATCAAGGAGCTGGCCCCTCGGGTTCCAACGCTCCTGAAGAGGAAGCAGCCTGATGAAGTATCAACCGAAAAAGCGAGTTGTAAGCCTAGCCAGTGCGGCGTGGAAGCGTCTACGGGCACAGGTTTTAGCTGAGGAGCCATTGTGTCGCTGGTGCTTGGCGCGTGGCCTGCTGGTCGCGAGCACGGATGTAGACCACATCAAGGACAGCCGAGCGGATTACAGCGACGACAACCGCAGAGAGAATCTGACCGCCATGTGCCGGGAGTGTCACTCCCTCAAGACCGCCCGCGACATGGGCAAGTCGGTCTATCTGGGTTGCGACCTCAACGGGATGCCGATCGACCCGGATCACCCGTGGAACCGAGAGGAAAAATCACCAGCAACCGCCGCCAGCAAGACCGCCCCCGACCCGCTTTCTTAACGCTAACTGCCTGAAAACCATGAAGACGACCGACCGCCGCCCCCGATCTGACAGTGCCAAGGCCGCTGTAGCCGCTAGCCAGGCAGTAGCGCTTGGCCCGCTCCAGCCGCCCGCTCACGTCCGGCTGCGCGAGTCTGACCGCCCTTTCTGGAATGCCATCGTGACGGCCCGCCCACGCGATACTTGGACAGACGCCGACCTGGTGCTGGCCGGGAGCCTCGCCAGAGCGTATGCCGATATCGAAGCATTGCAGGAACGGATTAACACAGACGGCATGGTGATCGAAGGCAAGATCAATCCAGCCTGTGACCTCCTGGACAAGATGACCCGCCGCGCCTTGGCGACTGGTCGACAACTGATGGTCGCCACTATCGCTACAGTGGGCAAGGCCCAGGACATTAACAAGGGTGCCGCTCTGGAACGCGAAGCCCGCCAGCACGATGACGACGACCTCATTCCAACGCTGGGGACGCTGCAATGACCCGCGCTGAGAAGATCATCGCCTTTATCGAGCGCTACTGCGTCACTCCCGAGGGCGCGGACGTGGGCAAGCCCATGAAGCTGGCTGAGTTCCAATGCCAGTTCCTCCGTGATGTGTACGACAATCCAGCGGGCACACGGCGGGCCATCCTGAGCGTCGCGCGCAAGAACGGTAAGTCTGGCCTGATTGCTGGCCTGCTGCTGGCGCACCTGGTCGGCCCCGAGGCCAAGCAGAATAGCCAGCTTGTGTCGGGGGCCATGAGCCGCGACCAAGCCGCCCTTGTATTCAACCTGGCCAGCAAGATGGTGCAACTGTCGCCGTCCCTGACCAAGATCGTTCGCATCGTGCCCAGCGGCAAACGGCTGCTGGGGCTGAACCTGAACACCGAGTTTCGTGCCCTGGCTGCCGATGGCAAGACTGCACACGGCCTGTCACCCGTTCTAGCCATCCTCGATGAGATCGGGCAGATACGTGGGCCGCAATCTGACTTTGTTGACGCTATCACCACCAGCCAGGGTGCCCACGAGGCGCCGCTGCTGATCGCGATCAGCACCCAGGCAGCCAACGACGCCGACTTGCTGAGCCAGTGGATCGACGATGCCAAGATCAGCAAAGACCCTCGCATCGTTTGTCGGCTCTACGCTGGCGCTGAGGGCTGCGACCTGATGGACGAGGAAGCGTGGAGGGCAGCCAACCCGGCACTGGGCCTTTTCCGCTCCGAGGCCGATCTGCGCGAGCAGATGCAGCAGGCGCAGCGAATGCCCAGCATGAGCAACACCGCTCGCAACCTGCTGCTTAATCAGCGCGTGAGCCTAGACAGCCCATTCATCAGCCCTGACGTGTGGGCATCCTGCGATGCAGAGTCGGAGCCGTTCGAGGGGCCGGTATACGCTGGCCTTGACC